ATGCTTTTAATGAAAAATATAATAAAAAGTGCTATGTATATGATCCATTCAAGGGTATATCAAACAAACCACATTATATAAATTATTTCAAAGAAGGTTTGGCAGAAGATAATTTTATTGACAAAGATAATATTAAATTTGGAACTATTGATACACACGTTGAACAAAATGGACATACCGAATGTTCCAATTTGATAGCTCAAATTGACATTGAAGGTAGTGAATGGAAGGTATTTGCTAATAAAATAAAATACCTCAGAAATTTCTCACAACTTTTGATTGAATTTCATATGCCATTATTGCCAGATCGATTTCTTAGAATGGAACCATTTATCAAAGATGTTTTTGAAAAATTAAACGAAGATTTTGTTTGTGTCCATTTCCACGGAAATAATGCTCCTCTTCAACCATGGTTAGATGGATACTTCCCAAGAATGTTTGAAGTCACTTATGTGAGAAAAGATCTTATCAAGGAACATTCACTTGAAACTGAACCATCCCCCATGGAAGGTCTTGACTACGCATGTGCAACTGATAGACCCGATATTATTGTAAATTATTGGTTAAACAAAAGACTCTATGATTAATAAATATAATGTTTGGAAAAATTATTGGAAGATTTTTTTTGGAACCCCATTGTGGTTTAAAAGGGGATAATGAAGAGGGAACAGTCACTGTTTCTGAATTGGTTGAAACATTTCTTTTGTGGTCACATTGGAAAACCCAATTAAATAGAAGTTTTAAAAAAATTAAATTATTTACAATGTTTGAAACAACAGATGTTCATCCAGGTATTATAAAATCAATGAAAATATTTGATGAGGTTATTGTTCCATATGATTACCTGAAAGAAATTTTGGTAAAACATGGAGTTAATGCGGTATCCCTAAACTGGTACACATCTGATTTAATTAGAATGAAACCATTTGTTGTTCCCAAAGTTATGGACAAAGAAAGAAAAATATTTTTGTATGTCGGAACAAATGATAAAAGAAAGAATGTTACTACCCTAACAAAAGTTTTTGCTAAAGCTGCGGAGGGAACAAATCATTTATTAATTGTTAAGACAAACAAAGAAGATGAATTGACACAAACAAAAAATATTCAAATTATAACTGAAAAAATTTCATTAGAAAGACTTGCAAGTTTGATATAATTTATGTGATTATGTCATTTCATTTACAAGAGGAGAAGGGGTTGGATTACCAATGTTAGAAGCAAATTATTTTGGAAAACCAGTTATATGTCAAGACCAGGTGTTTTTAGGGATGTAAAGAAAGAAGTTAAATCAGGATGGATTACTTTACCCGCGAAAGAAATACCTATTGATTTAGAAGGAGTTCCTGAATTTTTACATGAAGTATTTCATGGAACATGGTTTGATGTATCAGAAGACAGTGCTCTTGATATAATAAAAAATATCATGTTACATTAAGATGCTCTTAGCAGTTATACTTATTATAATAAATATATACATCCTGTTAAATACTAGAGAGCCTAAAAATTTTAGAGATGTCAAGGAGCGTTATAGAACTTTGAGAGAACATTTAGCAAACCATGAAAAACCAGAGTTCCGTAAATTGTCCCAAGAGATTACATTAGTTGCTCACCAAGAACAATATTTCAGGACACTTGGGTATAACACAAATAAGGGTTATGAAATCGGTTTATGTATCGATGGTTCCCCAAATGAGATAATGCACGTCCTTCTTCATGAACTTGCCCACTCAACTGTTCCAGAATATAGTCATAGTCATAACTTTTGGGAAAAGACAGACGAACTCAAAAAGATCGCCAACGAAATAGGTGTTTATACACCCATTAACAATAAGACAAGATTTTGTAAATCTGTCATCCAGGATAATTAAAATATTTACTTAAGTTAAAGTCTAAGGATGGCGGGTATGGATATGAACATTGTAATGATGGCCTTCACCTGGACTTTCATGGTTGTTGCCATGTTGGCTCAAAATTTATCACGATGGTTACACTTTCAACACTATCTGGATGGCTTTCGCTATTCCAATGATTCTTCGTTTTATTTTGACAAGTACTTTGAACCAGTTTTTGAACGTTGAATGGAGTTTCTTGTTCATGGTCTGTTTGTTCACGGGTGCTCTTACATTTGCCTTTTCCCTAGTGAACCCAGACCTCACTGATGGTCTTAAGAATTTTGGTAAGAACAGTAAGAATACATCTAAAGTATTAGCTTTGTTTTCTGGTATGTTCTTGTTCTGTCTCTTGTTGGCTGGATACATTTCCTCTGACCCATTTGTAAAGGAAGCTGTTGAGGTTGTTTACAACAATGGTATTTAAATACATTTGAAAAACAAATAAAATTAATCTTTCAAAAATATCTTTTCAAATTGATAAATTAAGTAAAATTATTTACTTTTTGAAAACATAACGCTGAAGAATGAAATAAACAATGGCAGCAACCATACCAGTGGCAGCGAGACCAACAGCTGAGCGACCACCCATGTCATTCATAAATCGTGGAACAGAGGATGAAAGTTTTTCTTGAACTGGTTTGCTAATAGCAATAGCGGCGCAGACACCAACAAGTAGGGCTTCCATTTGGTCGTCAGTCAAGTTAAATGGGTTTTTGTTTGGTGGTGGGTTTGGTGTTTCATTTGTTGGAGTGGCACCAAAAGCTGGTGGGTTTTGTGGGGCAACATTTTGAAGTCCTTGCATGCGTGGATCAACACTTGGAGCTGGTGGTTCCATAAGACTAGTTCCTGGGGTTCCACCTGAACCATAAGAATCAACAATATCGGAAATTGGAGTAGCGTCCATTTGTATTTGTTGTTTATTTATATTTTTTTCTTCGAATTTCGCATCCACTGGCGGAGGTGGAGACATATTAGGTATATCTGGACCAAGTGTCTTATCTTCTTTTGTTGGAACTAAAGTTTCAGGTGGTGGAATATAAGCATTCAAAGGAACCATTCCATCATCACTCATTCCTAAATTCAATGTATCCATTTAGTAAATACTTACTTTTTATGAAAAATCATATAACGCGTGCTGGTGTTTTATTTTGTCTTTGAAATTGTAATCCCCGTTTTTTTAGAAATAGCCTTTTTTACAGAGCTAGAAGACGACGCCGTGTCATATTTAGGATTGTAGCTTTTCTTATGCAAATTCCAAAATGTAGGAGAACCAACTCTAAATTTGGGAGCTGGACTTTTCGCCTTATACCAACGTACACAGTCCTCTATTTTATTCGATTTAACGGTATTATCAAGAACAAGACATTCATAATTTTCAGTACAAGCATCCATTGTTTTGCTAAATAGGTCAAAATTTGGGAATATACCAAAGAAATTTTTCCATAATTTCTCTCTATTCGCAACAATGTTCTCACGGAGAATAAAAACATAGTCTATATTTGCTCTTAACGCGGGTGGTAAGTCCATACAATATTGCATAGAAAGCATAAAAAATATCTTAGCGTGCCTACCATTTAAAAATATTTCTCTCATAACGGTTTCTTTCAAAAATCTATTATCGTACATACAATCGTCAATAAGTAAGAATGTTGCAATGTTTTTCTTTTTGGGATCTTTAATTAATTTCTTCTGTCGTGTCATTACCCTTTCAATTGCTTCTTTATCAAACTCGTTATAAATAAATAAATCAGGCACAAAATCTCCATAAAATTTATTACATTCTTCTGTTGCTGATTGAACTATCCCAGTGGGTATATGTTTTTTGTAATTCATTATGTCCCTAATCAAATATGATTTTCCTGTGTTTCTCTTACCGATAAATACACAAATTCTATCATCACCCATTGTCCTAGGGTCAAATTTCTTGAGTTGTAAGTTAAGAGATGACATCTTACTAATGCATTCCGTTTTTTTTATCAAATTTTTACTCACATACTATAGTAGATGAGTCTGAAGCTCGCAGCTAAAGGTGTCCAAGATGCCTGGTTTGTCGGAAATCCTCAGATGTCGTATTTTTTTATGAATTACAAGAGACATTCTAAATTTTCTCTAGAACAGAAGGAACTTCCTTTCGATGGAGAACGTACATTTGGTAAAGAACTCTTCTGTGATATTGGATATTCCCATGGAGATTTAATAAAAAATTTAGCTTTACGATTGACAATGAATGATATTCAAGATGATGAATACCCAGAAACTGTAAAGGGTAGAGATGGAATGACATATGTTCAGAACATCAACTTACCTTATGTGCCATCTATGTTCACAGAACTTGTAGAACACGCTGATTTGATGATAGGTAATCAACTTATTGAAAGATTACCAGGGGAATATATTTATATTCACCAACAACTAAACAATAGTGAAAATGATACAAAAAAATCATTGAAAAAAATCAATGGTCATGGAGACTTTATTGACAATTTTGAAGATGATGCATTAGATGATGTATATGAAACTATTACTACATCAATGGATGAATATAACTCAAATACTTTCAATACATACATCCTAGATTTACCATTCTATTTTTTCAGGTCTCCAGAACTTTCTATACCCGTGTGTGCTATAAAAAGACAGAGGGTTAGTGTTAGAGTAAAACTTCGTGAATTCAATGATATAGTTTTTGGTGGAAAAAGAATAAATAGACATACGGGAAAAGAAGTGACTTCCCACATTCAAAATATTTCTCTTGAAGCAACTTTTGGATTTTTAGAAGAGAGAGAGAAAAATTTTTTAATGACGAGACCCATGGACTATGTTATTACACAAGTGCAATATGCACAATTTGTAATGCCTTATCCCCAAAAGAAAAGAAGTGTCATGCTAAATTTTAAACACCCAGTGAAAGAGATGTTTTTTGTTGTTCAAAACAACGCTTACAAACAATTTAATAATACCCTAAGGTTCCAAGAACTAAAAAGAGTTGAATTAAGATTTAATAATCAAGTTGTATTTGATGGTAATAGAGAATTCCTTGTGTACGATCAACCCACAGAACACCATGTTAATATTCCAGAACAAAGAACAATGAGATATAGATACAAACATAATGAATTTATTGAATTTGATACATCGTCTGAATTTGGAATGTATAGTTTTGCATTAGAACCAGAAAAAACATATCCAACAGGACAAGTTAATATGAGTCGCATCATTCACCAAATGCTTACAATTGAAATTGAACCAGAAATTTCTGATGTTTATTGCCCCAAACTATATGGACATGTTTTCCCAAAATCGGATGCAGCAGAGGGTAATGTTCCAATCTTATTAAGATATTCCATTGGTAGAGAATCACCACCTGTGAAATCTTATTGTATAAATAAGGACAATAATGTAAGAGTTTATGCAGTAAATTATAACGTTCTCAGGGTGGCAAGCGGATTAGCTGGTTTAAAATTTTAACTGTTAGTAGTAGGAATGGCTGGTCGTCTTCAAATTGAAACGGTTGGAAAACAAGATAAATTCTTGACAGATGACCCAGAATTCAGTTTTTTTAATCAGGTTCATAAAAAACATACACACTTCTCAAGACAAAATATAAGAATTGAATCGCCAAAACCATTAGAATTCGATCAAATTCTTAGATATAGGATTCCACAAAACCAAGGGGATCTTTTAACAAAAATTGCATTTGAATTTGAAATGGACCCTGTTATTTTATTTAATCATGGATATGTAGATTCATTTGGACATGCATTATTTGATTATATAGATTTATACATTGGGGGTGTTCTCGTTGAAAGAGTAAATACAGATTATTTACAAATATTTTCAGAACAATCTATTACACAAACAAAACAATATGGTCTCTCTAAAACACTAGGAAAATCTGTCATTCAAGATTCTACAGATGATTACACGAATCAATACGCAGTTGTAAATTACAATAGACCACAAAAATTTATTGTCAATGTTCCATTTCACTTCTACCAAAAACCAGAAATAGCCATACCAATTTGTGCTATAAAAACACAAGAAGTTGAAATTGAAATAAAAACAAGAAAACTTGAGGAACTTATTCTCTCTAAAGCTTTTACAAAATTTGTATATCCAACTGTCCCATACCAGGCAGCATATAATTTAAATACAAATCAAAATATTTTAGATATTAGATATATCCCAAATTTAGATACAAACCAAAAAGATGGAACAACTTTTTGGTGGTATTGGTATGATTACATCACAATTAAGAATTATGAATAGATTAACACCATATATATGGGCTCACAGAGGGGACAGACTTGAATATTATGGGGTAAGTACTAAATATGTAAGGGAAAGTATTGCACATTTAACAATAGAATCTATTGCTTATACAAGGTTCCAATCAAACTTTTTATATAGACAAAATGACCCAGCTTTACCAGAAGAACAAAGAATAACAAGTGGTAGAATTATTGGAACTGGGACACAATTCCACTCAAAAGGAATGGGTGTAGCCACAACTCCCAAATATAACCAGTTTTACATTGGAGATCCAATAGAGGGAATGGCGCGTTCATATATCAATAATGATTTACTTTATGAATTAGATATTGGTATTGGATATGGTCAATCAGTAGGTGTAGATGATGAAGGTGAAATTGCAGCCTTTGGATTTACAAGTAACATAGACCCTGCACACATAACAACATTTGAAAACACTATAAAAGTTGTAGATTATACAGATCCCCAAAATCCATTTGTTTCTAGAACACTTACAGCTAGTGATTCAACCGCACAATTAAGATATGTTAAAGTGTCAGGACACGGAAAAAAGGTTGGGGCATTTGATATTGTTAATAACCGTTTATATGTTTTTGATATAGAGACTGAATATACAAGAGAGGCTATTATAACTGGTTTGGATCCCAACACAAAATTTGACTTTTCATATGATGGTTTAAAACTAGTTGTGGGTTTATATTCACAATCACAATATAGAACATATGGATATGATAAAAGTACCGCTGTATATTCATTAGGTATAACAAAAGATGTTTATAATCCCCTAGGAAATTCGCTTCATGTAGCAATGTCTAGGGATGGAAATATAATTTATTATTCACAAGATTATTCAATTAAAACAGATTCATTACAAGTTCTAGATGAAGTAAAAGTAAAAGATTTTAAACTTGTTGCAGATTTTATACTTTTAGACAAGTATGAAAAAAATATAGTTGAGAATACATGTAGGGATTACGCATTTACACAAGTTCAACAAGCGGATAATCAACTCATTCCCTTGGGTGAATACGATTGGACTATGAGATCTAATTTTATAAATCCAATAAAAGAGTTCTATTTTGTTTTTCAGTGTTTAAGATTTAGTAATGACCAAATATTGTCTGCATGCAATTATGATAATATTGGAAGAGAAATAGATCACGAAGATAATATTAACTATTTTGAACACATGTATAACATAAGAATGATATTAGATAATGAAGAAGTCCTCACAGAAGAATCTGGAAAAACATTTTTCTTAAAATCTATTCAAAGTGGTCTTCATCATAAAAGAACACCAATGAGTAGGAGATTTTATTCGTACTCATTCGCGACAGAACCAGAGAAGGGAGCACCAACGGGTCAAAGAAACTTTAGTCTCATAAGAAATCAAATATTTAAAGTAAAATTAGTTCCACAAAATATTTATAGAAGAGAACTAAGAATTTATGGGTTAAGTTATAATGTTTTTAGAATTTCTGATGGTGAAATTAGAATGCTATTCCCATATAGATGTGTTCCAGTTCCAACATCACCAAATAACAGTATTGGTCCAAACGATAGAATACCATTCTTGTTTGCAAACCAAGAAGGATATATGGTGCCTTGTGAATGCCCAGATGCTCCTAATTGCCCCGACCCCGAAGATGTCCCTGGGGAAGGCTTTCCTCAGCAATAGATGTCGCACACTCCCTCGCCAATCTATCAACCAATTCATTCATCGGGTTCCCATTATGCGCTTTTACCCAACGCCATTCCACAACATTCAACTGTTGTGAAAGGGTGTCCATTTTAATCCATAACTGCATATTAGCAACTGGTTTACCAGCAGAGGTTTTCCAACCGTTTGTTTTCCATTTGTGTATCCATTGAGTTATTCCCAACTTAACATAATTACTATCCGTGTAAATAGTCACATCTTTCTCACTAATTTTTATACACTCCTCGAGAGCCTTAACAACTGCCGTCATTTCCATAATATTATTGGTAGAAGTAGGGAAACCACCTTTCAATGTAAATTTGTCCTTACAAACCGCCGCCCAGCCACCTGGACCTGGGTTGTGAAGACAACTACCATCCGTGTATACTTCTATCATTAAGTGATTAATGAATTATTTTTTTATATTTATTGAATCTTAACAGAGTTTGTAAAGTGGTCGTATGCCAAATAAGCAAATACACCCACCACCCCGAGGATTAGGATTAGGAGTACATAACCGATATGGAATTTATTTTTTTCGGTTGGTTTCAAACCGTTCGCCATTTTATATAAAAAAATATTTTTTTTACGCATATTTATAAGCAGTGGCAACTTCACCTTCCAAGGAATTCACATACTTTTTATATTTGGTATAAACCTTTTCCATTTTTTTCTGTATCTTTTCTCTCTTTTCAAGATTTTTAGAGAAAGATCTCTCAGCTTCATTCTTTGGAACACCCGCACCAACTGACATAGCAATAGCAACATGTGTTTTGTTATAATTTTTTCGCAAGTTTTCAAATTTTTTAATGAAATATTCTAGATGTTTAATAGAACTTTTGTAATTTGAAATTAAATTTTTAGTATTTCTATCATTGAGGGGGCTGTTTAATTTGTTAATTCTTGACTTCATATATTTAATTTTTTTTTGAATCAAATTCTTCTTAGACATAGTCATATGCTTAATATTTTCTGGGTGTGCAAGTCTCTTATTTCCGTGAACCTTTGGTGGTCTCTTCACACTGAAATTCATAACATAATTGTATCCCTTTGTCATTTATTGTATTAAAATATTTTAATCTTCCTTTTCATTTTCTTCTGTTTCTGAAGATCCTGATTCATCCTCATCCTCTGTAGCGTATTCTTTACACAAAAACATTGTCTCAAGTGAAACATCATTATAAAGACAAGAGAAAGCATCCCAAATATCCTCAATAAAATAAGGCATACTTACTAAAACCGCATAGGGGAAAATCCACAAATAACGAAATTTAAATTCCATTTGTATTAAAAAAGTTTCTAATTTTTAAGTGTTTGGGGTTTGATGTATTCACTCGCACGCTTAGGTGTTTTACAAATTGTATCACCACAATGGTCTCTGTTTTGATACACAGCATTCACACCCGTTGTTATTTCATCACATGTCTTAAGCGCCCATCTACCAAGTGGTTTTTTATCTAATTCGGTCATTTTAATAAGAGCCCGAGGCAAATTAAAAAAATGATTCATCTATATAAGTTTATTTCTTAATTTTTAAGTCAAATATTAAGATATTTGTTTGTATCTTAATATTTGTGTTTTTATTGATTTTCTAATATTTTTACTATACTTAAGCGTAAATAAGCTTAGTTGGAGAACGCCAAACCGCCCATCCCACTTTGGATTCGAAGAACGTTGTAGTTGGTCGCGAACATGTGCATGGTCGCGCAATCGTGGGTGGCAGCCCTTGAGGGTGATCGCAACTTGGGCGTTGTCGATGCGGGAGAAGTTGCATGTTCCACTTGGTTGGTGCTCCTCGGGGCGAAGCGCGAAGGAGTAGGAGTAAATACCTGGGTATGGGCAGCCAGCGTGGTGAGCATTTGGTTGCACTTGGTTGAAGTACTTGCCACCTTGCTCCTTCATGCGGTCTTGACCGTTAAGCACAAGCTTGAAGGTAGAAAGTGGACCGACGGAGCGGGTCGCGGAGGCATCACCATCCTCGAACCAGGCCGCGGAACCACCTTCAGTGGCACCCGCGAGAAGCATTGGCGCACCAGTGCCTGAGGTGGTTGGGACAACCGCGGCGGTGGCGACGTAAGCATCGGAGGTAAGGATAACGGCATTCGCGGTTTGCGCGTTGGAGGTGAAGTTCCACTGGGCCGCGTTGGAAACGGAGCCGTTGTTGAAGCACCAGACCAATTCCTTAACTGGGTGGTTGTAGGAAAGGCGGACTTGGCGGGAAGCACCGGAGGTGACAGTGTCGGAACCGGTGTGCTGAACTTGTTCAATAAGGTATTCGTGACCCTTTTGCGCAAATCGGCGACGCTCCTCGGTGTCGAGGTACACGTAGTTGCCCCACACCTTGAATGTGGAACCGTCAGTGTAGTGGGAGAACTCAGATGACAAATCGAAGTCAAGGCGTACCTCGTGGTACTGAAGCGCAATGAGTGGGAGGTAAAGTCCTGGGTTGCGGTTGAAGAAGAAAATCAATGGGAGGAAAACAGTTTGTGTAGCACCGGTACCAACGGTCTTGGTGGTCATCTTACCCCAAGAAGCCTTCTTGGATTCATCCAAGTAAAGCTCGGAGTACAAACGCCACCAGAGTTGGTAGTGCTTATCGATGCGCTGACCACCGATGGACAATTCAGCAGTGGCGATGGCGCGTTCCGCGAGCCACGCATCCGTAGCAGCGGCAGCGGCAGTCGTCGCCAATTCAAGGTACATGTCCGCAATCAAATCACCGTTTCTGGCGACCGTGACGGAGACGCGACCGGAAGACGCGGCAGTACCGTTGACAGTTTGTTCGATGTTTTCCATCGCAAAGTTAGTGTGGCGTTTGTAAACAGCCTGGAAAAAAGTGACTTTTGGGTTACCAGTCAAGTAGACATCTTGGGCGCCGTAGGCGACGAGTTGCATGAGACCACCGGCCATATTGTTTGTTTTTGTACTATAGGCTGAGATTTTTTTTTAGGGTAAAAGTATTTCGCACCGCGAAATTTTTACATTTGAATTTTCTCTTCCTCCTGTATATAATGTCCCAACCTGAACCCAAGGAGGAAATCCCCGAAGAAATTGATGAAACAGACGATGAAGAAGACATTGAAGAAACAGAAGATGAAATTTTGAAGATGATGAAGAATTTGATGACGAAGAAGACTTGATGGAGAAGGAGACTTTCTGAAGAAGACGAGATGTTT